ATCGTCGGCAGCGTCAGATGTGTATAAGAGACAGCCCTAATCCGACGCAACTCTGCGTGCTGCAGAATGATCCTGGCGTATGCCACGACGTTACCGGCGCCAGGTGTCGCGTTGGCGGCTCCGATAACCACCGTCATCAGGTCGGGGCGGCCGGCGCGCTCCAGTTCCTCGCCCACCGTCACCGCGTCGCGAACTTCGCCGGCCTTGGCCAGATCGGCGATGCAGCGCCAGATGGTCCGGTGATCTGGCGCGAAGAAATCAGACTCTGCGATTAGGTCGGCGATTCGGTAGTACGCCGCATCGGAAATCATCAGCGCGCCAAGGACGGCTTGTTCGGCATCGCATGACCACGGCTCGGCATTCATGCGCTCACCGCCCGGTCGAAGACCTTCTCGACGGTTTCCGGTCGCGTCAGGTACTCAAAATCCGGACGCCAGTTCGCATGCGATCCGGAGTACGGACCGGCCCCACTCAGGAACGGATCGGCGCGCACCGACGCGAAGTAGGCAGACCAGAACTCCGGCGTGACCTTGCTGTCACCGAACTGGTCTTGGCAGATCAGCGCGGCAACGCGCAGACACCGCTTGACGTTCGCTCGCCGGGTTTCACTGTCAGGCAGCGTCACGACCGACAGCAGGCCGCGCGGTTTGGCTAGCGATTCGTTGTAGGCGGCGACGGCATCGCGGGTGACTGCGGCCAGTCGCTCGGACTTGTCAACTTTTGGTGGCGTCGCCGCGTCAGCGGGGACAAGCGCTTTTTCTGTCTCTCCCTCTGTCTCTGCCTCTGCCTCTGGTACAGCAACTTGATAGCTGTCTGCTAGCGCATCGCTAGCATCTTGCACCACCTCAAAAAAACGGCCAGTTATCAATGGCTTAAGTGCTTCGACCACTTCTCGCTCCGTCATCCGCAATCGAAACGCCAAACGATCCGCGCTAGCGTCGATTTCGCCTGTTTTTGGGTCTTTGGATTCCGCTGCTAGCAACCAGAGCATCGGTGCTAGCGCTCTGCTAGCAACTGGCAAGCGCTGAAAATCGAAGTCATCCAGCAGGCATCGATGCAGCCGAATCCACGGCGGCGAACGGTCCTTGTAGTGCTGGAAGTCGCCCCAGTTGCGCGGCCGTATCTTCATTGCTTGCGTGGCTCCCGTTTCGGCAGCCCCAACAACTTCCGACACTTCCGCATCTCGCGCAGTGCTACCGGCGTCGGCCTGCGCTTGCGTGATTTATTCACCATGGGATGTCCTCCATCCTCGTAGCCCGCCGCCCCTGCTCAGCCACAATCTCGGCCATTTCGTCCTGCAACCCGCGCAACGCCCGCTTGTTTTCCGGAGACTTTGAGGCCATCCATAGCCCGCGCTGATAGTTCAGGTTGTCGGCGCGCACGCGCTCTAGGTCGGCGTCGGTGGCGTGGGTGAGGCTCATCGCGAACCCGCCATCAGCACCCGACGAAGCGCAATCACTTCCTCTCGCAACATCCTGTTTTCGCGCTCGGTTTCTGACTCGTAGACGCGCAGACTTCGCGGGTCATAGTTGCGACGCATCAGCAGCCAAAACAGCGGCGTCTCGTTGCCGCAGGCCGTCATGAGGTCGTCGAGGTGTTCCAGGCTCAGCGAGTTTTGGCCCGTCTTGCAGCGGCTCCAGACGGCCTCTTGAATGCCGATGTCGTGGGCCAGTACCTTGTCCAGCTTGCCGGACTTGCTGGCGCACAGAGCGATTGCGCCAGCGCCAGTCTGCTGCCTTCGCACTTCGTCCAGATCCACGGACACCGCATGCGCTGGCATAACGAGCGGGCGTTGCGATACATCGGTCATGATGATTGACTCGCGTTGTCCAACGGTTTCGGCGCAAAACAAACGCCATGGAGACGATCGCCAGCAATGCCAAAACGCACACCGAAGCCACGACGCCGAAAACTCCCACCAGGAGTAACCGACCTGGCCGCGGTCCGCGAGGTCCGCAGAGTCGCGGCCTGCAACGCAGCGGCGCGCGAATTCGCGAAGTTGTCGCCAGAGGAACGCCAGCGGCAGCTAATCGAAATGCTGACGATCACGGTCAAAATGGAAAAAAAGCCGGACGAGTAAACGCCCGGCTGGAAACTCGTGGGATGCGTAGCCACGAGGGAGTGCATGGAATACCGCTCAAGTCCGGTGTTCATGAAACGATGACCGACAAGCGAGCGGTATGTGAAGGACGCCCGCAGCGGGCGCCTAAACCCCACAATCCTTCGTTGGTTGTGGTTGCTGCGGGCGATAGAAAGGGGAAAAAGACTGACTACGCGCAGCGTGACTTGGTTCGATTGAACATCCGTCGCCGACTGCTTCCGTGTGTACCGCCAGGCCTGCTGTGCGTCTTGCCAAGCACGCCGTTCCAGTTGATGCGCTCGCCGGTAAATGCTTCGATCGACACCTTCTCTCTGGCCGCTTCCACGCAGATCGCCTTGGCTTTCTGCGTGGAAACTTTCAGCGATTTCGCGACGCACATCCCGATTCGTCGGTTGAACATTTGTATCTCCAGTTTTGAAAAGGGTGACCCGCACCACGCCGACGAGGCGCCGAGAGGGGGGCAGCGCCGGTGGGGCGCGTGCGGGCCGTGGGAGTCATGCTGCCTTCCTGCACCTGCGCAGGTGCAGCCTGTAGAGCCTGACGGCGACAAAGCCTTTGGGCTCGGACGTCTTGCCGCTGCGAATGTCGCAAAGGCCCGGCGGCTTGATGCCGATCAGGCCGGCGATCTCGCCAACCGTCAGGCCGGCATCCACTAGGTCGTTGATGCGTTGTTGCCATGTGATGTGTTCGTTCATGGCGCTAGCATGTTCGCAGCGCCGAACTAATGTCAAGCGGGTGTTGCGGTAATTTTGCGCCGAATGGCGACTAGCCGACGAGCGGTTGCTGTCGTGTCTATGCGGTGGTACCCTTTGCCACAACGAGAAAGGGCCGCATTGCGCGGCCCCTCTCGGGTGCGAAGTCCGCCAAGACTAGTTCGCACCGGATGATGTAACGACGCCATTGTACCGCGCTCACATTTCCGGTCAAGAACCCTTTGCAGCCCGCACCCCGTCAGGGCGCGTTAGCTATGCGGGCGTTTGTTCGGGCCGCACCCAGGAAACGGACTCCACCCGTCAGGACTGACGGGCACGCTTAGAAGTAGCGCATCCCCGGCGTGGGCGAGGCAGACGAAGCCAGACCGAAAACAGGCGAACCTCAAATGATCCTTGGACCGCTTGCATACCGGACGTATGCGCCTGACAAGTGAGTCATCGTCGATCCGCCGGCAACCAACGACCGGCATAGCCTGTCTGCAGGTGGATCAAAAGAGGAAGGGGTGCGCTTGCCCGAAATCAGCGCAGCGCCAATTTCATCCTCCCGACAAACGGTCGTTGCGTTCGCTGCGGCGAATGCGTAGTCTTAGCCCCACACCACAGCGAGGGGCGGCAATATGAGCAAGTTCGTAGTCGGCAAGACCTACACCACCCGCAGCGTCTGCGATCACGATTGCATCATCAGCGCGACCATCACCAAGCGCACCGCCAAGACGGTGACGCTCACGGCCAGCTACATGGGCCGCGATCAAAAGACCTTCCGTGTGTCGATCAATTGCGATGGCGCTGAACAGTTTGCGCCGTGGGGCCGCTACAGCATGGCTCCGATGATCAGCGCCGCCTGACTAATCGCCATGACCATCGAAACCATCCTCTGCTTATTCCTACCGCCGCGGTTTGTGACCGTGACAATTTTGAACTCAACGGCCCGCATGGGTTTCGGCGTCTACGACCTGACGCCAGAGCATGCGCGCCAACTCGCAGCAGACCTCAACGCGTCAGCAGACGCATGTAAAGGAGCGTGACCATGTTCGCCAAAATCCGCAATCTGTTTGCTAAACAAGTCGCCAACAACGTTCTGCACATCGAGCGCATTCGCCACCGGCACTTTTTTAACGCAATCGAGCGTGCCGTTTTGCGCAGCGAACTGAACCGCAACAACATCGAGCGCGTGATGCACAACGCTCGCGAAATCTGGGCAAAACACCGCGACGGCATCCCCGGTTACACGGTTCAGCGCGACTGTGAGCGCATGGCGCTGGATTACCTCGATCTGCGCGTGAAGTACCAGCGCAACGACCAGCGGCCGGCGAATAGTGCGCCATGGTCGCCGCGGGTGGCGTGATGGGAATCTCGACGCGATGGCCATGCGGCTACCTGCCAACTGACCCGCCAGACGATGACGACGAGGCCAGCGAGATGGTCGATCACGGCGACATCGGCGATCACGAGCCCGATTCGGTTGCCGAGCTACTGGCTGACATCCGTACACCGGGCGCAGCGTCAGCGATTTTGCGGGCCATGCGCGGGCTAGATCGCGGCCGGGTGCCATGCAGGCCATGGCCGCAGCGTTTGCCGAGATCCGCGACGAGTTGATCGTGATCGCTGGGCGCGTCATCAGCGAGCGGGAAAACGAATCGCGACGGGATGAGGCTGAATCTCGTGCTGGGTAAGCGGCTCAAGAGCGCGCGCCAGGATGCCGGTATGTCCCTGGCGCGCGCATCGCAATGGTCTGGCGTGCATCCGTCGTACATCGCGGCACTTGAGTCCGGCAAAAACGAGCCGCGCGTCAGCACGCTGGTAAAGCTATGCGATGCATACGGCGTGACGGCATCGGAAATGATTGGCGATATGCCGCAGCGCGGAATTGTTCTAACTGAGCGCGAGCGCGCAGTTATCAATGTGATGAGAGGGGAATTTCATGAGTAGTTTGATTGAGTCACTGGCAGATCGGCGCGATGTTGCTGCAACCACACCAACGCCATCCGACCTGCTGCGCCTCGCGATTGACAAAGGCGCGGACCTGGACCGGCTGGAACGTCTGATGGACCTGCATGCCAAATATGAAGCCGGGCAGGCGCGCAAGGCGTTCACGTCAGCCATGACGCAACTGAAATCGCGTGATCTGACCGTACGCAAGGACAAGTCAGTTTCGTTCTCCGGCACCGCATATACGCACTCGTCTCTCGCCGAGGTTGTCGAGACGGTTGTGCGGCACATGGCCGACTCTGGCCTGTCGCATCGCTGGACGGTTGCGCAGGAGGGGAAACAGATAACGGTGGCCTGCGTCATCACGCATGAGCTCGGCCACTCCGAGCAAGTGGTGATGACTGCGGCGCCCGACGACAGCGGCAAGAAAAACGCCATCCAGCAGGTTGCCAGCACGATCACCTATCTGCAGCGCTATACGCTCATGGCCGCGTGCGGGCTCGCATCGCGTGATATGCCGGACGATGATGGTCGCGGCAGTGAACAGCATCGCGAGTCCGCGCCAGTGCAGGCAATCAGCCAAGAGCAATACGACCTGCTGGCCGACTTGATGCGCAGCACGAGCACCGCGGCAGATGACTTTCTGCGCTACCTGAATGCTGGCGTGCAATCGCTGCCGGATTTGCCCGCCGTCCATTTTCGCCGCGCGAAAGCGGCGCTTGAATCAAAGGCCGCAAAGCAAGCCATGGAGGCCGCAAATGGACTTGCAGCGTAACGCAGATTGGCACAGTGACCGCTGCGGCATCCTGACCGCATCGCGCATCAAGGACGTGCTTGCCGTCGGCAAACGCGACGGCAAACCGTTGCAGGCCCGCGCCGACTACCTGATGGAAAAGGTATGCGAAATCCTCACCGGAAAGCCCGTGTCAAAATTTCAAAACGAGGCGATGCGCTGGGGCGTCGAGTGGGAGCCGGTAGCGCTAGAGGCATACCAGCGGCGCACTGGCCGCATCGTCACCGCAGCCGGACTGTGCATGCACCCGTCGCTTGACTACATCGGCGCATCGCCCGACGGCCTGATGACGGATCGCGGGATCGAGATCAAATGCCCGTTTAACAGCGCCGTGCACATCCGGACCATCCTTGATGGCATGCCTGATGAGCACATGGCGCAAACTCAATCAGGCATGTGGATCTGCGATATGCCAGAGTGGGATTTTGTGTCATTCGACAGCCGGATGCCGGATCACGCGGCGCTGTATATCCAGACGATCCAGCGCGATGACATATTCATAGCCAACATGGCCGCAGAGTGCGGGCTATTTTGGGCTGACGTTTGCGAAATGGTGGCGCGGATCTCCGACAAAACGCGCGCCGCGGACATTGGGAGGCTGGCGGCATGAGCACCAAGCGGAAAGTGGGAGAACTGCGCGTGTGGTGGATTCCGCAGGTTCCCGGCAATGCGTTTCATGCTGACGTTGCCAGCGTCGCCGAGGGTGTCAAGTTGATGGATGTTCTCGCCAAGTATGACGCCTTTCAGTTCACCAACAATATCAAGCCGGATTACTGCAACGCGGGTGGAATTGAACGCTGGTGTGAAGACGATGGCGACGGCGCTCCCGGCTGGGAATCTTGGTATGACGAGGAAACAGGAGAGGATGATCCGGCAGAGTTTTTGAAAGGGAGGCTGGCGGCATGATCGACATTACGAAACGATTGCGTTCGTCGCTGCAATGTGATGCGGTAAATGGTAACTCATTTGAGCGCAGCGTATGCGCCAGACAGATGAAGGAAGCATCCGATGAAATCGACCGCCTGCGCGCGGCATTTGCGGAGTTATCGGAATCAACGAGATCCATTGCCCTGCATGCAGCCGAAACCATTGCCGCCAAAGACGCCGAGATTGCGCGGCTGCGGGAGGCGCTAACAGACATGCTTTCTGGCTGGACATATATCCGCCAGACGCACGGCGACCTGTACGGCGTTGGCTGGGGTCGTGTAGAAGAAAAAACCCGCGCCGCGCTGGCTGGGGGTGGGGCGTGAGTGCCCAACGAGCCCAGCGCTTCGTCCTACGCGCCAACGACACGACCCGCGTCAATGTCCTGGCGAATGCGCAGCGATTCCTTGCCGCGCTGTCTGCGTCGAAGTCGTGGCGGGTTGAGGTGTGCGAACACCATGAAACGCGCAGCAACAACCAGAACCGCAAGATGTGGGCGATGCTGAACGATATTGCGCGGCAGTTGATGTGGCCTATAAATGGCGTACAGACCCACATCACGCCGGAGGATTGGAAGGATTTGATAACCGCCGGCCTTGCCAAGCATCAACGGATCGCTCAGGGGATTGAAGGCGGTGTTGTGATGCTTGGCGGTCGCACAAGCAAGATGACCAAGGCGGAGTTGGCGGAACTGATCGAATACATCTATTGGTTTGGCGCTGATCGTCAGATCACATGGGACGAGGCAGCGCAATACATCAACGCCGACCAAATGGCGGCATAGGAGCAACACAATGTGGTTCAAAAACGCATCAGCTTTCAAACTCCCGGCAGGATACGCGCTGACCGAAATCGAATCGGCACTGTCTGCATATCCGCTGCGCAGTCCAGGACCGCTGGAACACGAAACGCGCGGCTTTGTGACGCCATTCAGCCGCCAAGATGGCGCACTGTCGCACGAGTCCAGCCGATGCACTCTGCTGGCACTCGGCAAAAATGAGCGCCTGCTGCCTGCATCCATCCTGCAGTCCGAGATCAGGGCGCGCATTGCAGACCACGAAGCGAAGACTGGCCGCAAGCCCGGCAAGCGCATGCGAAACGAGATCCGCGAACTGGCGCTCGGCGAACTACTCCCGCGCGCATTCGTCAAGCACTCGCGCACGCTTGCCTACTACGACGAAACCTCCGCTCTGCTGATCGTCGACAGCGTCAGCGACCGCGCTGGTGAGGACGTTTGCACCGCGATCCGCGAGGCGCTTGGATCGTTCCCGGCGCGACCGCTGGCGACCGAAGCGTCTATCGCGCTGCTGCTGACCGAGTGGCTTATCAGCGGCAATCTGCCGGACGGCTTCGCGCTTGGCGAGGGCTGCGAGTTCAAAGACCCGGCAGACACCGCGTCAGTCGTGCGCTGCAGAAATCACGACTTGACCGCCGAAGAAATCCGCGAGCACGCGCGATGCGGAAATCAGGTGACGCAGTTGGCGCTGGTATTCGATCAACGTATCGGGTTCACGCTGGACTCTCGGTGCAAGTTGCGCAAGATCGAGTTTTTGGACGTGATCGCCGAGCAATTGGACGCGCAGGACTGCGCCGACGCTGACAGCGTGCTGGATGCTGAGTTCGCGCTTATGTCGTTGGAGTTGCGGAGGCTGTTCGCGCGACTCAACCAAATCCTGCACTTTGTCGATTGAGGTAATCCAATGAGCATTAACGACGGCGGGCCGGCGTATCCGTGCCAACCGCTTGAGCGCGACGGCATGCCGAGCGCAGCAATGGAGCCGGGACTCAGTATTCGCGACCACTTCGCGGGGCTGGCGATGCAGGCGCACATCGGCCTTGATATGTACGCCAAAGGCGAATGGATGCCGCACAAAGTTGCAACGCACGCCTACGAAATGGCAGACGCCATGCTGGCTGAACGGGAGCGCGGGCGATGAGTGAGAAATTTACGCCGGGGCCGTGGACAATTACGCACGACCCAGACGGAGGTTCCGACGATTACTGTATCGGCGTTGTCGGGGGGAAGGTCGATCAGGTGGCAGTCTGCTCAAAGAGAGATGCGCAGATAATCGCCGCCGCGCCAGATATGCACACGGCGCTGAAGGCTACGGCTCGCGAATTGAAGTGCTGCGCAGATCAGCTTGCGGCGCTCGGTTACGAGAGCAAGGACGGCGGCAGCGTGATGACTGCGCTATCGGATGCTCGCGTCGCGCTCGCAAAGGCGGCGCCATGAGCCGCCACGAGATCACCGACACTGGAGATTACATCAAGGCCACAATTGACGGCTTCGCTCTGAGGATTGACGACAGTTTGCCTGTCGCAGTTATCCGCCAACTGCTGGCCGACATTGAGGCGCTAAAGGATGTTTTGGTCGGCGAAGTCGAAGCCAACGAGGCATTCCGCAAAGCCGGCGGCGCACTCGACGGCGAGGATATGCCGACGTTTTGCGCGCGGATTATTGCCGAGCGTGACCAGTTGCGTGCCAGACTCGCGGACCTTGAGCGCGCGTCAATAACACCCGTTGCCTACCAATACGCTCATCCGTATTTCGGCGGCGGCGAAATCTGGCGCGAAGAACTGCGATGGAATGGCCACACATCTGACAAAGCGCGCGCACTCTACGCCGCGCCTCCGATTCCGGATGGCATGGTGCAGTTGCGCGAGCCGAGTGATGCGGAGTTCGCAAGGATTGCTCGCGAGTTCTACGGCGACATTCCGGTGAACGTGCCGCATATTGCCGGAGCGCACATATTCGACGCCGTTTCAAAATGGCTAAAGGGGGAGTTGTGAGCTACCGTGACGAAATAATGAAAATCTCCATCGAACAGTCCCGATGGGCGATTCTGTGTGATGCCGCTGAAATTATGGGCAGAGCTGAAGCACGAATAGCCAACCTTGAACGCCTCATGATGTCAGACGCCCGCGCAGACGCCCGCATCGCCGAACTCGCAACCGCGATAACAGTGCGTGATACAGAGATTGCGCGGCTGGAAACTGATTTGAAGTCGGCGCTGAGGCGCGCCGGACTCTCGGATCAGATCGAGAGAGCGGCGAACCTTTTGCCGAACGGCTATCTGATTCAGCTCACGGTCGAAAATGGCGCAGCAACTGTCGAGATGTTCGATGGGGAGGATTGGACGCATATTGAGCGCGACTCCGCCACGCTCGCGGATGAGGTATCCGAAGCCATCGACGCCGCGCGAGGTGAACCGTGAGCGCGCCTTCAATGGTTGTATTGCTGCCGCCGAGATACCGCGAGGCGCGCAACGTCTACGCCAAAAAATCATTACCGTTTGTCGAGTCAGGTGGCGGGCGATACACCCACCGCGTGCGCAGTTTGTCGCTAGTCACAATGCATGCACCAGTGCATGCGCCGCACTCTGCTGTTGCGTGCTGGTGCGGAATGACGGTATTGCTGAGCGCCAAGCATTGCCATGCGCGCAGCCGCCTAGTGTCTGAGCCGTCGCGCGTCCTGTGCGCAACATGCGAGGGCCGCGCAATCGGAGCCGGTCAGGTTGGCGCTCAGGAGATTGCGGGGCGTCCGGTGATGT